CGACATCGACCTGCCCGGCTGGCTGGACGGCATCAGCTTCAAGCCGGCCAACACCGAGCTGAAGCAGGTGGCGCACGAGCTGGCCCGCCAGCTGGTCGCCCTGCTCGGCACGCACCTGCACCAGCTCCTCCCGCCCGGCCGCGACAAGAGCATCGTCTTCACCGCGCTGGAAGAAGAAGTGCTCATGCGGGCCAACCGGGCCCTGGCCATCGGCGGCGGCCCGCGCGAGGGCCTCGCCCTGGAGTCCCTCCAGGCCGTCCTGGAGGTCACCCGCGAGATCGCCGCGCAGATCGGCGCCGTGCTGCCCACCGACCCGCGCATCGACGCGTACAAGGCCGAGCAGCGCGGCGAGCCCGCCTCCCACGCGATGCAGGCCGCCCGCATGGCCTACGGCATCGCCGCGCCGCGCATGGACGGCTGGACTGAGGAGATGGCCGACTCGTACCTGAACGCGGTCAACGAGGAGGTCGGCCGTCACTTCCCCGGCTCGGGCTGGCAGCCCATCACCGGGGGCGGCACGCCGGAGCGGCCGTTCAGCCGGCTCAAGCACAGCGTTGGCGACGAGGCCGACACCGTGGGCACGTTCACCCTGGAGGTGCGCCCCGGGGCCCGGGACGCCCTGATCCGGGTCGACCAGGTCAACGAGGGCGAGAACGTGCACGACCGGGCCGAGCAGTGCGTGACGGACCCGGACACCCTGGCCGAGTACGGCGCCGCGTTCTTCGCGGCGGCGGCCCGGCTGCGCGAGGCGCAGCAGGCCCCTGTCGGCTAAGCTCCACCCGACACGGCACACGGAAAGGCCCCGACCAAGCGGGTGGTCGGGGCCTTCTTCGTGTGCACCGGCAGGATTCGAACCTGCGTCTCCCGGCCGAGTCGTCGTCTCCTCGTCGGCTTGCCGCCGGGTACTGCCCAGGGGCGTGGATCGGGCGTCCTTAGACCGCTAGGACTACGGGCTTCAGCGCACCGGCGCGCCGTGGCATCGCTCCTGGTGCATCTCGCGCAGCCAGTGGCCGCCGCTGCAGTCCTGCTCGCCGCACCAGCGGTACGGCTCGCCCCGGGGGATCAGCACGATGCCGACGTCATGCCGCAAGGCGCTGGCCAGCCGCACGAAGGTGTTGATCGCCCAGTTCGGCTGCCGGTGGTTGAGGAAGCCGCTCACCGTCGCGGGGTGCGTGCCCGTCACGGCCGCCAGCTCCGCATACTTCAGCCGGTCCAGCTGGACCAGGTATCGCAGCCGGCCGACCGCCGCCCGACTCAACTCCACTGCTACCGACACGCTCCCGCTCCAGTTGGTTGATCACTCGCTTGCGTTTCCAGTCCGGCAGCGCATACCACTCGCAGGCCGTGAACATCCCGCGCCGCACCGGCTCCGGGTTGTGCCCGATGTGCCAGCCCCTGACCGGGCACGGGTAGGCCCGCAGGCCCTTGCGGGCCAGCCGCTTCGCCAACCGCCGGGCCGCGCGGCGACTGTGCAGCGTGACCTTGTCACAGCGGTTGCAGTGCCATTCCCAGGTCTCCCCGGCGGCTTCCACGGCGTCACGTCTGCGGCCGGCGCAGGGACTCGGGCAGCGGTGGCTGCTCGGTGAGCGGCGCGACCCAGAACTTCCCGTGGTCGTCGACCACCATCCGCACCGTGGGCGGCTGCCGCTCCAGCTCGGCCACCTGCTCCTGGATGCGCAGCGTCTGCTCCCGGGCCATCCGGGCCAAGAGCGCCCGCATCTCGGCCTGCTCCCGGTGCAGCTCGTCCACGACCGCGCGGGACAGCAGCCGCACCAGGTAGTCACGGAGGATTGCCCGGTGGAAGACGTCGGGGCACCGCCGGGTGACCTCGCCGCCGCCGCTCACCGCCGGGTGCATGCCCGCCGCCGGGCTGTCGCACGTGGGGCACCGTGCCGAGCTGGCCGCTGCCTCGACGCTGGTAGCCCGGTCGGCCCGCTCGTCGTCCAGGATGGCCCGCTCCAGCACCGCCTCCAGCCGGTGCAGGGCCCGCCGCTCGCTGATGAGCTGCTGGTTGTGGTAGTCGTGCTGCAGCGGCGGCCACCAATGCCGGGGCGGGATGCCGCCCTCGGTCATGATGTCGTCCAGCTGGACGAACACGCGGGCCAGGGCCTGCGCCGCGTCGGGGTGGGGGATATGGGCCAGGGTCCGCAGCTGCTGCAGCAGCTCATCGGCTGTAGGTTTCATCGATCGTGGTCCCTTCATGGTTGTCGGGGGATGCTGCTCAAGGGTACCATGTAAGGCGTGGGCATACAGTGCCCGATCGAGAGGGAGTGATCACGTGCGGTACCTCATCCTCTTCGCCATCAGCATCACCTGTGGCGTGCTTATTGGCTACGGCCTGGCGACCGACGGCACGCTGCCCGGGTGCCGGTGATGGTCAGCTGGCGGTTCGACGACGCCGCGTCCTGGGACGGCCCCGAGTGGGCCGCCCCGGAGCGGGCCGAGCGCATCCGCTCCTACGTTGTCGAGGGCGTCGGCCCCGTCGAGACCCGGCCGCTGGAACTGGAGCTGGCCCTGGCCCTCGGGGCCGGCGCGATCAGCATCGAGCAGTACCAGCGGGCCCGCGCCGCCCTGGCCCGCTGGCGAAACTCGTAACGCTGCGTGACGACCGGCCGGTGGGCCAAGATCATTCTTATCAGTGCCCACCGGCCGGAGACCGCCAAGCAAGCCGCAAATCGGGGCCTACCCGGACATAAGCGCATGCGCATAGGGTGATTTCCGCCGCCGTCTATGGCGCCGTGTAGCCGGTGGCCTCACACTCGCCGACATGCGTACTCTTCTTGCCGGCGGCCTCCTCACCGTGATCGGCGCCGCCACGGCCTTCGCCCTCATCGGCGTCACCATGAACACCCACACCTGGGGCGAGCTGATCACGCCCGCCCTCGCCGTCGCCGGCCTCCTCGCGTTCGGCCTCGGCGGCCTCGCCTTCCGACCCCCCAGGAGACGATCCACGTGAGCAACCAGATCGGCCCCCCGATCAAGATCGAGGGCGTCGTGCCCGGCCCCGACGGCCTGCTCATCGTCGAGTTCGAGATCCCCCCGGACCACCCGGCCTACAAGATCGTGCGCAACAAGTCCCCGCACTTCAGCCTGGACACCACGCCGATCGGCCCGCTGCAGCGCATCCCCTGCCCGTTCGACACCAACGGTGACGGAGACTGCGGCCGGCGCCACTGCCCGCACTGCGGCGGCGTGTGATGAAGCCGCCCGCTGACACGTCCTGGATCAGGATGACGAACGACGACCGCACGCCGGGGCCCGGACTTGTCGCCGCCGTGGTGCTGTTCGCCATCATCGTCGGCGCCCTCTGCCTGGCGGCCTGGACATGATGGCCCACCTGTTCTGGCGCCGCCGCCACGTCTGCTTCGCCTGCAGCGCGGTCGCTGAGCAGCCCTGCGCCGGCCACGAGTACGGCGGCACGCTCCGCGTGTGGCAGCTGCGCCCCTGGGCCCGCTGGGTGCCCTTCTACCTGGTTCGGCCTCCGCGATGAAGGAGATCCTGGCCGCGCTCGGCATCTTCGCTCTCGGCCTGATCATCGGCCTCACCCGTCCCTGGCGGGACTGATGAGGGGCTACCGCGCAGCGGGCGTCTACCTGGAAGAGTACCTGATGGCACCCGGGACCGCCCACGAACACCGCCTGCAGCGCAACCCCGGCGGCATCACCTGCGCCTGCGGCCTCGACGTGCGCCAGCCGTCGGGCATGCCGGACTACAGCCGCGCCGGCACTGGGCGATGGGAGGATCTGGAGCGTGGATGAGATCCAGGTCGAGGTGACCGACGCCGCCGGCCAGGTGCTGGGCACCTGGCACATCCTGCGCGGCGTCGGCCTTGTCGACCTCACCGGCGGCCCCGACGACCCGCTGCCCGACCCGGCGCTGGTGGAGGCGTTCCGCGCCGCCCGGGAGCGCGGAGAGCTTACTCGTCACCCCCGATGATCACCGTCTAACCTCTGCACGTGGGTCTATCCGTCAAGACGCAGCTGGCGCAGATGCCGCCACGCGCTGCCGCCGCGTGGCTGGCCGCCCAGCCCGACTGGATGATCCAGGAGATCGTGCGGGACGAGTGGTGGTACACCGCCCGCCCCGAGCAGAAGTCACCGCCCGGCGGCTGGTTCGTCTGGCTGCTCCTCGCCGGCCGTGGCTTCGGCAAGACCAAGACCTCGGCCGAGTGGCTCGCCGATCGGGTGCTCACCTACCCGATGGACGTCTCCGGCTTCCGGACCGAGTGGCTGATCGTCGCCGAGACCCTCACCGACGGGCTGCGCCTGTGCGTCAAGGGCCCCGCCGGCATCGGCCGCGTCCTGACCCGCCGCCTCGGCGACGAGCGCCGCTCCAAGCACGACGCGTCCGGCCGGTGGAAGCTCTACGGCGGCTCCAAGCCGTTCATCCAGCTGTGGGACAAGTCCGGCGCAGAAGCCCAGGTCATCTATATCGAGGGCGCGGACGACGAAGACGTCGGCCGTGGTTATAACGCGGCCGGCGCGTGGCTGGACGAGTTCGCCAAGTGGCCGAAGCCCGACGGCTCCTGGATCGAGGGCATCGCCCCGTCGCTGCGCGCCGAGCTGCCGCCGCTCATCCTGTCCGACGGCACCGTCATCCGGGACCATCCGCGCGTCGTCGTCGCCACCACCCCCAAGCTGGTCGTCCAGCTGGTTGAGTGGCAGGACCGGACAGACGGATCGGTCGTCGTCACTAGTGGCTCCACGTACGACAACGCAGGCAACCTGCCCCCGGTCATCCTCGCCGAACTCCACAAGCGCTACCACGGCACGCGCCTTGGCCGGCAGGAGCTGCTGGGCGAACTGATCCGCGAGATCCAGGGCGCCATGTGGAAGCTCGACTGGATCGAGGAAACCCGCATCGACCGCCGCCAGCTGCCCCAGCTGGCCTCCATCGTCGTCGGCATGGACCCCGCCGGCACCGGCGAACGCGACGAAACCGGTCTGGTCGCCAGCGCCCGGGGCATGGACGGCGACGACTACGTCCTGGGCGACTGGTCCAAGCGCGTCGCGGGCAACGCCGCCGCCCGCCGGGCCTGGGAGATGCACCGCGCCTACCGGGCGCAGTGGCTGGTCGTCGAGTCGAACATGGCCAAGAAGTGGGTCTCCGACGTGCTGGAGCAGGCGTACCTGGAGATGCGCAAGGAGGGCCTGTTCCCGCCCGGCGGTGCCCCGCCCATCAAGCTGGTCAACGCCAAGGTCGGCAAGGACCTGCGGGCCGAGCCGGTCGCCGCCCGCTACGAGCAGCGCCGCGTGCACCACGTGCGGGGGCAGGGGCTGCAGGACCTGGAGACGCAGCAGATCAGCTGGGTGCCGCTGGAGGTCGTCAAGGGCGCGATCCGGCCCCGGAAGAACGACAGCCCGGACCGGGTCGATGCCCTGGTGCACGGCCAGCTGGCCCTGTACGACGCCGAGGGCATGGAACTGGCCGCCGCGTCCCCGCTGGCCCACGCCGGCAACTTCGAGGTGCCCTCCCTGTCACCCCTGGCGTAACATGTCGGCATGGATGAACAGAGCATGACCCTGGAGCAGGCCAAGGCCATCGTGGATGGGCTGCCGCACGAGGTTCGATTGGCCTGCGCCATCATCACCAACCACATCGTGCAGGGGCAGCTGGAGGAGGCTTACCAGCTCGGCACCACCCGAGCCGCCCGCCTGGGTGAGAGCTGATGCCGCCGCAACCGCGTAACCAGCCGAGCCACTGCCGCTGATGCAGGGTGTGCGACTCGGCTCCGCGTACAGCCGGAGCAACCAGTACGTTGAGCTTCACTCCGACCAGGAACGCGCTGTCTTGATGCTGCTGGGCGACGAACCGGCAACCGAATGGCTGCTGGAGTTCCTCAACGCGCGCAGGGGCGTCGCCACGGTCCTGGCGACCGCCGCATGGCTGCAGCGCAAGCGCAAGCAGGAGATCCGCAACCACGTCTTGATGGCAGAGGAGTAACCCCATGAGCGAACTTCCTGAGGTCCCCCCCGGCGCGCCCGCGTTCGCCTACCCGGCCGCCGCCCAGTTGTCCGACCAGCAGCTGCGCATGTGGGCCGTCGAACAGGTGATCAGCAAGGCCACCAACGTCAACGCGGCGCTCAACAGCACCGAGCACGTGGTTGCCGCCGCCGCCGTGCTGGAGGCGTACGTCCGCAACGGCAAGCCGGCCTGATGCCGCCGAACCCGCGCGAGGAGATCGACCTGGAGAACGCCTTCCGCCTGCTCACCGGGTTTCCGGACGGGCTGGCGCTGCTTGCGCGCTGCGGGTGGAGGCATACCGCCGCCCCACCGAAGCCACAGCTGGGCGTGGCCACCACACGGGAGCTGCTGCAGGAGCTGGAGGCCCGTGGGCGCATCACCGCGCCCAACCCCATCGACGGCAAGTACCTGGCGGTCGTTGCTGCCCACCTGCTGGCCAATACGGACGCGGCCACGCTCGACTACCGCACCGCCGGTCACCACCCGACGCCGGAGATCCCCCGGCAGATCCACCTGGAGGGCTGATGCCGCCGAACCCGCGCGACCACCTGGGCGCCAACGACCCGGTACCGCTGGACCGCGTCGAGGAAGTGATCGCCGACGCCCTGCGCTCCGCCCTGCCGCCGTCCATCGTCCACCGGCCGCTCATCGACAGCGCCGCTGCGCGGATCATCGACCGCCTCGGCTACTTCAAGCTGCTCGCCCCCGACGTGGAGGGTGCGAGCTTCGGGTTCGTGCCGCACCAGGTGGTCGTGCCGGCCGAGTACGTGCCAGCCGGGGCCAGCATGGTCACCCCGACCCCGCCGACGTGCGCGCCGGTCGACGACGACCCGATCCCCCGGCTGGGCTACTGCCGCTGCGTGCAGTGCTGCTGCAAGGAGGGCCAGGGGCACAAGTCGGCCGAGTACCGGTCGTGGGAAGCCCGGCAGCAGCGGTAGCCTCACCGTCATGGCCTGGGACTTCGCCGCGCTCGACCTGAACGCCACGCCGCCGCCGCACTGCGACCAGGCGGTACTGCACGCCCCGGGCGTGTGCCGGTACTGCGATGCGGTGCCGCTGTGGCAGGACCTGCGCAAGCTGTGGGGCGTGGCGTTCACCGGACAGCAGCCGACCGACGGGCAGATCGCCAGCCCGTCGGACATCCGGCGCGGGTTCGGTGAGGCGATGCGTGGGTGGCCGGGGAACCGGGCGCAGCCGCCGGCCTGACCGGGCTCCCGATCATGGCGGCCCTGTATTACCATGGCCTACATGACGAACATTCCCCCGTTGGCGGACGAGATCAGCGCCCAGACCGAGGTGAAGCTCCGGGCCGACAAGGCCCGTGGCGACCAGAACCGGCGCCACCAGCGCAAGGCCATCCGGGTGGCCTGCCCGCACGTCGTGACCCGCTGGGTTCAGGTGCCGCACCCCCGCTACGGCGACCGGATGCCGCACTTCCAGTCCTACCTGGCCCGGCCGGGCGAGCACGTGTGCGTGAGCGTCCGGTGAAGTGGGGCCGGCTCGGCTGGTGGCTGCTCGGCTTCGTGAGCGGCATGCTCGCCGCCGTGCTCGCCGCCGTCGTGGCCGTCGCCGTGGTGGTGGCCAGCCAGTGACCGCCTTCCTGCAGTCCAAAGCCGGCATCGTGTTCATCATCGTGGCCGGGCTGGTGATCATGTGCTGCCTGGGCGGCACCTTCATACTCATCTCGACCGCGCTCACCGGCGGCGCCCGGTGACGACCACGTTCACCTACCGGGAGTCGCTGCCCGGCGACGTCACCGACGAGGCGCTGACCAAGCTGAGCGTCGGCGACGACCGGCTGCCGGTCCACGCGGGCCGCTACCGCATCACCGGCGTCACGCGCGTGACCCCGGCCAGCCTGCCTGGTTACACCGACGTGCTGATCAGCTTCACATCGATCAACCCGACACCGTAGGTACCGCCTTCAGGAGAGGACCGGAACCATGGCACGACCCGCAGTCATCGACCCGCCCACCGCCGCCCCGGCCGCGCCGGCCGACGACCGGCTGTCCATCGAGATCCACGACGAGGGGTTCCACGTCGACATGGAGGGCAGCCGCGTGGCCCTCGCGCACCGGCTCACCCAGCTGGCGCACCGCGTCCTGCACGACGTGCCCGGTCCGAGCGCCAGTGCGTAGCCTCGTGAAGGGCGGGCTGGCCACTGCCCTCGTCGTCCTCATCGGCTACACGGTGCTGGACCTGACCTCCCTGCACGGCGGCGACTCGCTGGCCAACCCCCGGTGGGTGCAGACCCCGAACGACGGGCGGGCCATCGTGCAGCTGCAGGTGTGCTGGTTCCCGGAGCGCCTCGGCGGCGTGATCCGCTCGCAGATCGGGCCGACGCAGAAGGCCGACATCGAGTTCCAGATCCCGTGCGGGCAGCCCTGGTACACCCAGGGCCTGGCCAAGAAGGGCGAGCGGATCTCGCTCGGCTGGACGATGAACCCGCAGTCCAAGGCGGACGCGCGCATCGTCGAGGTCGACTACCGGGTGACGATCAACGGCAAGGAGCGGGTGCGGCGCAACCGCAAGGTCGCCAACGGGCTGTTCGAGTGCGCCGTAGGGGTGCCGCCGTGCTCGACGGACTGAGGCCCGCCGACTGGCTGCTCGTCCTGCTCTGCAGCGCGCCGATCTTCTGGTTCTTCCTGGTGGTGCTGGGTCGGCGGCGTTAAATTGACGGACGTTGCAAGCGCCCTGTATGGTGTGAACCTACAGGGCGCTTGCCCGTTCCAGCATCGCTAGGGAGAGAGATGCACCTCAAGAAGATCGCCGTCACCATCGGGGCTGGCCTCGCCGCCGCCTTCCTCATCGCCTGCGGCGCCGCCGGGACCGACACCCAGGGCGGGGCTACCGCCGCGCCGGCCACGTCGGCCAGCACGGCACCCGCCGCGCCACCGACCTCGGTGGAGGCCACGGCCCGGCCCACCGCCGCCGCCCCGACCACCCAGAGCCTGACCAACGCGCAGAAGCAGGCCATCGGCAAGGCCCAGAGCTACCTGAAGGTGTCCGGGTTCAGCCGCAAGGGGCTCATCAAGCAGCTGGAGTTCGAGGGCTTCACCACCGCCGACGCCACGTTCGCCGTCGACTCGCTGAACGTCGACTGGAACGCGCAGGCGGCCGTGAAAGCCAAGAGCTACCTGGACATGCAGCACTTCAGCCGGAAAGGGCTCATCGATCAGCTGAAGTTCGAGGGCTTCACCGACGAGCAGGCCGCGTACGGCGCGACGGCCAACGGCCTGTAGCGATGCAGATCAGGCTGGTCCTGGAGGTCGAAAACCCCCAGGACATGGACGACGACGCCAGCACCGGCCTCACCGAGGACGCGTACGACACCCTGGTTGAGGCGCTCGCCGACGCCGGGTTCGGCATCGTTGAGGGGCCCGAGCTGATCTGAAGCCCCCCGACCTGGGCCATCCAGCTAGTTCTTCACCCATATCCATGGCGGCCTCTCACCCAACCGGGTGAGGGGCCGCTATCGTATGTGCCATGATCCCCGGCGTGTTGGTCCTGGTGTATGCGCTGGCCGTGGCGCGCGTGACCCGGTTGATCGCCGCCGACAAGATCACCGAGAAGCCGCGCCTCCAGCTGGAGGCCGCCCTGTGGAAGCGGTACCGCGCCAAGCTGGAGCGCCAGTTCGGCGGCCCCGGGTCGCTGGCCAACGTCTCCAACGGATCACTGGACACGCCGCTGCCCGTCTACCTGCTCACCTGCCGCTGGTGCGCCTCGATGTACGTGGCCGCCGTGGCCGCGCCCCTGGCGTACCTCTGGGGCGAAAGCCCCTGGCTGTTCGTGCCGGCCCTCGCGCTGGCCTTCTCGCACGTCACCGGGCTTCTGGCCAAGGGGGAGTAGATGCGCCTGCGCACCGGCAGTCCGGCACGCGAGGTACGGACCGCCGTTGAGCGCGCCGAGCCGCCACACCTGCCCGCCCAGCTGACCGACTCCATGCACGCCCTGGTCGCCGCCGCCGCCGCCGTGAAGCTCGACGCCGGCAGCGCGGTGCGGACCATGGTCAAGGATGAGGACTGGCAGCGCGAGGCGTGGCGCCAGCTGGACCTGTCCGGGGAGCTGCGCTTCGCCGCGAACCGGCACGCCGCCGCCCTGTCCCAGGTGCGGCTGTACGTTGCCGAGCTGGACGACAACGGCCACCCGGGCGAGGAGGCCAAAGACCCGAAGATCCAGGCCCTGGCCGGCACGATCTTCGGCGGCCCGGCCGCCAAGACCGAGTCGCTGCGCACCATGGGCCTGCAGTTCTACATCGGCGGGGAGTCCTTCATCGTCGCCGAGGGGGCCACCGACCCCAAGAGCGACGTCTGGTACGTGGTCAGCGCGAACCAGATCCGCAAGAAGGCCGGCAGCGGCTACGAGGTGAAGCGCCCCTCCGAGCACGGCGGCGGCTGGCACCTGCTCGACCCGAACAAGGACCTGCTGGTCCGCTCGTGGACGCCGCACCCGCGCGACAACGACCTGGCCGACTCCCCGGTGCGCTCGGCGCTGCCGATCCTGCGGGAGATCGAGCGGCTGGCGATGATGACGATGTCGCAGATCGACTCGCGCCTCATCAGCGCGGGCGTGATGGCGTTCCCGCGCGGGTCGTCGTTCCCGAAGCCGGACGGCACCCCGGGCACGGTCAATGACCTGATGTCGATGGTGCTGGAGGTGGCCAAGGCCCAGCTGACCGGCGCCGGCACGGCCGCCGGCCTCGTGCCGATCATGATCGAGATCCCGGCCGAGGCCGGGCAGGCGCCGATCCACCTCACGTTCTCCACCCCGCTCACCGCCGAGCTGGCCCAGAAGCTCGACCAGGCACTCAAGCGCCTCGCGGTCGCCCTGGACATCGCGCCGGAGGAGCTGCTCGGCCTCGGCGACTCCAACCACTGGAGCGCCTGGAGCATCGACGAGACCGGCATCAAGCTGTTCATCCAGCCGGTCATGATCCGCATCTGCCACGCCCTGACGATCGGCTACCTGCGCCCGGCGCTGGAAGCCCTCGGCGTCGCCGACTCGGAAAAGTACACCCTCTGGTTCGACGCGAGCCCGCTCACCGTGCGGCCCAACCGCTTCGAGGACGCGGTTGCGCTGCAGGAGAAGGGCATCGTCAACGACGCCGAGGTCCGTAAGGCCGGCAACTTCTCCGACGAGTCGGCCCCGACGAAGCAGGAGCTGACCGCGCTGCGCGCGTGGGAGGCCGTCAAGCTGGACCCGTCCCTCCTGCAGCAGAAGGCGTACGCCGACCTGCTCGGCCTGCCCGTGTCCGAGCCGCCGCAGCCGCCGGCCCCGCCCGGCCTGGGCCCCGACGGGCAGCCGGTCGACGCCGCCGCCGGCCGGGACGCCGCCATCCAGCAGCAACTGGGCCTCCCACAGACCCCGTCCGACGGCAAGAGCCCCGCCCAGAAGGGCCTGGCCGCCGCCGCCGGCTGGGGTGCGCCCAGCCCGACGGACTACCTACTGCCCGGCGCCGAGCAGATCGTGTTGCGCGCCTTCGAGCTGGCCGGCGCCCGGATGCTCACCGGCAAGGGCCGGGCCAACCGGCGCGGCGACTTCAGCGACGTGCCCAAGCACCTGCTGCACACCCGCATCCAGCCCACCGATCGCGAGCACGCCCGCCGGCTGGTCGACGGCGCGTTCGCGCACGCCCCGGCGCTGGTCGACCACTTCGCCGCCTACGGCTTCCGCGCCGACGACGTGACCCGGCTGCTGGAGGGCTACGCGGTAGAGCTGCTGATGCGCGGCTTCGCCCACGAGCCGTCGATGCTGCGCGCGTACATCGAGCGGGCCATGGAGGTGATGCTCCGTGCCACCCCCGCCGCCGCCTGAGGAGCCGAAGTCGTGGGCCGCCGAGAAGCTGATCGCGCTCACCCAGCTGGCTAAGGCCGAAGCCGCCTTGTTCGCCAAGGTGTGGGACGTGCTGAAGGAGTGGGCCGGCAAGCTGCAGCGCGCCGTATTCAGCCACCACCGCGCCGCCCCGGGCGCCCAGGTGGGCCCCGACCCGCTCGGCGTCTACTCCACGACGGACTGGCTGGCCGACCAGTTCTCCACCGTCCTCGACGAGATCGAGGTCATCTGGACCGACGGCTACGCGGAGAGCCACCACGCCCCCGAGGTCATCCCCGACGGGCAGTGGGGCAGCCGGCAGGCGATCACCGCCGCCCGCAACCGTCTCGTGCGGGTGCCCGACTCGGTCTACCGGCACGTCAACGGGGCCACCCTGAAGGCAACCACCGAGGGCTGGTCGATGCCCGACCTGGCCGCCGAGGTGGAGCGCATCCTGGGCGAGCACGACCAGGAGACGTGGCGCAACCGGGCGATGACGATTGCGCGCACCGAGGCCCTGGCCGCGTACAACGGGGGCAAGTTCGCCTCCTATGCGGCGATCGCGCGGAGCGTGCCCGGCCCGTGGGAGAAGCAGTGGCTGGCCACCCACGACCACCGGACGCGGTTCACGCACACCAGGCGGGGCGGCGGCGACGGGCAGCGCGTGGAGCTGTTCGCGCCGTTCCTGCTCGGGGAGACGAAGGCGCCCATGATGTTTCCGGGTGATCCAGCTGGCCCTCCACATGAGACGATCAACTGCCGGTGCTCGATCCTCCTGCTGGAGCCCGGCGAAACCCCCGACCTGTCCGACCGGCATTACCGGAGCGCCAAGTGAACCGTGACCCGTTCGGCCTCGGCGTCCACCTCTACGGCCTCGCGCCGGCCCCGGTGTCCCCGGTAGGCGTGCGGACCCTCATCGCCATGGGCGCCATGTCGATGACCCTCATCCCCGACGCGCACGACGACTGCTCGATCGCCACGTTCTGCCGCAACCCGCTGCACCCGGGCCCGTGCGCCGGCTGGAAGAAGAAGCTGGGCGTCGAGGCGCCGGGCGCGCTGCACGCGATCGAGTCCGCGCACAAGGCCAAGGTTGCCGCGAACCGGACCAAGCGGGCCGAGGCCAAGGCCGCCGCCGCCAAGACGCTGACGTCCCGGCACCACGCCTCGCCGCTGCACGCCAAGAAGGCGCTGACCAAGCGGGCGAACATGCTGCTGGGCAACGACGAGGCGAAGGCGTCAGGCAAGGCCGACAAGGTGATCTTGAACAAGCAGGAGATCGCCAAGTACTCCAAGATCAAGGCCGCCCAGATCAACTCGTTCCGCACCAAGCACGGGCTGCAGGAAGACCCCGGCCTGGAAGACCGGCTCAAGGACGCCCTGGCCATGGACAACAAGGGCGGCAAGGACGACAACTACCGGGCCGCGATCGAGGGCAGCGGCGCCAGCCTGGGCGCCCAGCTGGCCCAGAAGCACTGCAAAAAGGGCGACGGCGACTGCGACGGCAAGCCCTACGAGGAGCTGCGCGACGAGTTCACCGTCTCGGCCACCGCCGCCCTGCTCTCCGGCGACGACAGCCACATCGACACCCTGATCGAGGACTACGACGCGGGCGACTTCAAGCCGGCCGGCGTCGCGGAGGCCAAGAAGATCGCGGCCGAGATGAAGGCCGCGCAGGAGGAGAAGGCCAAGGCCGCCCAGCTGGCCGAGAACAAGGCCAAGGCCGCCCAGATGATGGGCGAGGCCAAGACCAAGGTCGACAAGATGGCCAAGGACAACGCCGCCAAGGAGCAGGCCAAGGCCGACAACAAGGCCAAGGCCGCCGCGATGATGGACGCGGCAAAGGCCAAGACGGACAAGATGGCCGAAGACAAGGCCGCCGAGGGCGCCGCCAAGGCCGCCAAGGCCGCTAAGCCGAAGAAGGCGAAGGCCGAGCCGGCCCCGCTGGAGGGCAACGCCGCCAAGGCGGACGCCGGCATGAAGTTCGGGCTGGGCCTGCTGCAGTTCATCAAGGGCAACAAGACCCTGGGCTCCAAGGCGACACAGAAGGAGTTCGCCGACAAGATCCAGGCCCACCTGGACGGCGACCCGACCAAGCAGGAGACCGTCGCTCAGGCCGCCAACCTGATGGCCGACACGCTGCTCACCAAGGTCGCCAACGCCAGCATGGCCAAGCCGTACCTGAACCTGCACACGTCGGAGAAGAACGCGGCCAAGCTGGCCATGATCGAGGAGATCGCCAAGGGCCTGAAGGGCGAGGACGGCCCGACGCCGATGGTTGACGCCTTCAAGGAGGCGCTGACCGCGCAGAACGGCCACGACTTCACCGGCGCGAAGGCGGCCGAGGCGAAGGTTAAGGGCGCCATCGCGGCCAAGGCGGCCACCGACCTGGGCCTGCCGGCGGACACGCCGCCAGCCGTGCTCGCCGCCAAGATCGTGTTCAAGCCGGGCAGCAACTGGAAGGACGGCAAGACCGGCCAGCGGGTCGGCGTGCTCAACGCCATGACCCCCGACGAGTTCGCCCAGCTGGACGACGCCGAGAAGCAGGAGGTCACCAACTGGCTGGAGGACCGGGCCAAGGCCCTCGACACCTCGGCCGACGATCCGGACTTCGCCAGCGTTACCGCCTACGCCAAGATGATCGAGCTGCAGCAGAAGTTCGGCCTGCCCGAGCACCAGCCCGAGCACGACTGGGGCACCCCGGCCGCCGCCGCACCGCCGCACGTGCAGGACCTGAAGGACGCCATCGCCACCGGATCGCCGTCGTACCAGATCAAGCAGGCGGCCGATAAGGTGTCGATCGCCGAGGTCAAGCAGCACCTCAACGCCGACGAGCAGGCCAAGCTGAAGGCCGCCCAGGCTGCGCCGCCCCCGAAGCCGTTCGACCCCAACGCCCCGACGCCGCCGGCCAAGGGCGAGGTCGTCACCGAGGACGGCAAGGTCGTCAACCTGCACGAGATGTTCTCCGACGACGGCGACCCCAACCACCAGGAGGCCGTGGCCGCCGCCCACGCGATGACCCAGGACGACTACGACGCGCTGGCCCCGTGGGAGAAGGGCAATCTGTGGTACCACGTCTCCGACGCGGACAGCGCGGGCGAGCCCGGCGCCGAGTCGGCCGCGCTCAAGGTCGGCAAGTTCGCCAAGGACTTTAACGACAAGCAGGCCGCCGCCACGCCGACCGCGACCGGGCCGGCGTCCAAGCCGGCGTCGGCCCTCACCCCGGACGCCAAGGCCGCTTCGGACTACGCCAACGGCTTTAAGTCCGGCACGGCCAAGACGAAGCTGACCGCCTACGAGAAGGTCTCCGGCGAGGAGTTCCAGCAGATGCTGCCGAACACGCAGCAGCTGATCCTGGCCGACCTCAAGGCGATCGAGGGCAAGTTCGTCGACCCGAAGAAGAAGAAGGCGGCCAAGGAGCACCACGACTACCTGGCCAGCCACCTGCCGGGCGCCGTCACCGCGCCGGCCGCGTCGGACGGCAAGCCGAACGACGCAGAGAAGCTCGATGCCGCCAGCAAGGTCATGGAGGACATGATCTCGCTGGTCAGCGACTCTCCGGACCCGGCCGCCGCGACCGCCGCCGCCACGAAGATGCTGGCCACGGCCCAGAGCGGCGGCACCTACGACGCGCTGACCAACGAGCTGTCCAAGTACCAGGCCAAGATCAACATGCAGAAGCTGGACAAGCTCAACGGCGGCAAGTTCGACCCGAACGTGGCCGACGACATCGCCGACCAGCTCGCCAAGGACGTCCACAAGAAGCTGCACGCCGACCCGGGCGCCACCCCGGTCTACGACGCGTGGAAGAAGGCCATGCACTCGGCCACGCCAGCCGACGCGCAGAAGCTCGCCGAGGCCGCCGGCCACCCGAGCCTGGTCGGGCATCCGCCGGCCACCGACACCGATGTGAAGGCACTCAAGGGCAACACCGGCATGGTGCTGATGGACGCCTGGCACGACAAGCCGGACGCCGGGGCGATGGGCGCGGGGACGGTCGCCAAGGAGGTCAAGGAGGCGCTGTCCGACGGCGTCGGCTCGCCGAAGCACCAGAAGTGGGCCAAGCAGACGGCCGACGACGCGGCCCAGATCACGCTGGATACCGCGTTCAACAACATGCACTGGAGCGACGACCAGGTCAACGACGTGCCGCAGGCGATCATGGAGGCCGCGCACCAGACGCTGCAGGCCGACTACGAGAAGTCCCTGCTGAGCACCGAACCCTACGACGGCGGCAAGCCGGCCGAGTACCTGAAGAAGGCCGTCAAGGAGATCAACGAGGCTTCGGACAAGCTCGCCGCAGCCCAGGGCTGGGACGCCAACTCGAAGCCGGTCAAGGAGTACAAGCAGGCGGTATTCCAGGCCAAGCTGGAGAACCTGCCGAAGATGTTCCCGGCGCCGGTCACCGTCAAGCCGGCCGCGCCGGGCACGCCGGCCGCGAAGGCCGCCACCACTGGCGCGCCCATCCACCTGGGCGCCGGATCGGTCAGCCCGTTCACCGACGACCAGAACCAGCTGCTCACCGGCACGTTGAAGGCGCAGATCGTCAACCTGTCCAGCGCCTCCACTCACGACTGGGACAGCCTGGTTGCGGCGGCGGCGGCGCACGCCGGCAAGGACGGCTTCCCCGACCAGCTGTCCGTGATGGACGTGCTCACGGCGGTCGACGCCGGGCACGCCAAGAACCTCGGCGTGCCGAACGCCGGCAAGCTGCGCGAGAAGGTCCTCAACTGGCTCAAGACGCCAGCCGGCAAGCAGTACGCCGAGGACAACGCGACGCCGAAGTCCAGCGTGCTGGGCCAGATGACCGGGGAGCTGCACCCGAAGCTGCCGCCGGGCGTCAAGATCCAGCCGGTCTCCGGTCCGGGCGCCTACAAGGCCGACTACACGCCGACCGACCCTGGCCCGAACCACACCGACGGCTGGCGGATGCAGACGTGGCAGGAGGCGCTGGCCGACCGCGAGGCGTACTGGGCAGCCAACCCGGGCACCAAGTGGACGCCGGAGGCCAAGAACGCCGCGATCAGCTACACCATGGGTTCGGCGACCATGAACAACTGGCTGCGCGGCGAGACGGCGACCGGCCAGCCCGTCCCGTCCGCGTCGACCGCCACCAAGCAGGCCGTGCTGGACCTGCAGTCGGCCATGGTCCCGCTGCAGAAGGACACGTTCCTGCGGCGCGGCACCGGCTGGGAGCAGTTCCCGGTCGGCTTCCGCGACCCGGAAGCGTTGAAGAAGATGGTCGGCAAGAACTTCACCGACAAGGCGTTCCTGTCGACCTCGGTCACCGGTGGCGGCTCGCACGGCTTCGGCTCCAAGCCGGTCGGGCTGGAGATCGAGGCCCCGAAGGGCACGCACGGGCTGATCCTGGAGGACGTGTCGGCGTTCGCGGGCGGCAGCGAGCAGGAGATGCTGCTGGCCGCCGGCACCACGATGAGGATCTTGAGCGTCAAGGAAGTTGACGGCCGTACCATCGTCCGCGTGAGAGTGGTGACCCCGAAGTGAGCAACGCCAAGCAGGACCCGACGCACGCCCCGGACTTCGTACCGAACCCGGACGGTCAGTCCAACCTGGAGTACGACGGGGCCACCGCGTTTCAGTGGGCGCCGGACGACGACGAGCTGGCCGACACCGGCGACGGCGGCATGACCGACGATGAGGCCCTGGAGTTCCTCCAGCGCCCGATCCAGCGAGGGGGGCAGCGATGACCGCGCCGGTGAAGAAGCGCCCGAAGAAGAAGGACGCCGACTGCGGGTGCAACGCCGCGCACGGCAGCGACGACGGCGACTACGCCGCCGAGATCGAGGCGTTCGCCGCGCTGCTGCAGGCCGACGCGCCGGCCGAGGTCGACGTGACCCCGGACCCGCGCGGTACGAAGGTGCGCCGCTGGTCCGGACTCATCGCCCCGTACGGCATCCCCACCGGCGACGGCCGGCGCTTCCGTATCGACGCGCTCTCCTCCCGCCAGCTGCCGCTGCCGGTGAAGTGGCAGCGCACCGACAACCAGGGGCACTCGACCTCGGTCACCGTCGGGCGCATCGACGGCGTCGACTACACGCCGGACGGCGTCAACGCCTGGGGCATCATCTTCGACCCGGACCGCGAGCAGCTGCCCCGGCTCGCCGAGGACGCCAACGAGGCGTACGAGCTGCTCAAGCAGCGAGTCATCGGCCCGTCCGTCGACCTCGACGACATGGAGGCGCACCCGATCCCGGCCGAGGCCGGTAGCGACTTCGCCGCCGAGGACAAGCAGGAGCTGGAGGTGACGAAGGGCCGCATCTCCGCGATCACGCTGGTGCAGATCCCGGCGTTCGCCGAGGCCCGCCCGTTCGCCCTGGACGACCTGGACGCCGACGAGTACGCGGAGATGACCGCCGTCACGGCGGCCGGCGTCGCGCAGGGCATGGACGCGCTGCCGGTGGCCGATGAGGTCGACTGGGACCCGGCCAACTGGCTGTTCACCTCGCTGGACCTCGACGGCGCCGGGGCCCTGTACCAGCGTGACGACGTCGCCCTGTTCCCGGTCGCCCAGCTGGTCGACGGCGAGCTGCAGCTCCTGCCGGGCGCGGTCGCCGACGCGGTGTCCGTGCTCGCCTACCACGACCAGGACATCCAGCTGGGCGAGGGAACGAAGCAGGCGTTGCGCGAGGAGCTGGAGTCGCTCACCGCCGCGTGCGGGCTGCCGTCACCGCCGTGGGCGGCCGACGCCCTCGCCGCCTCGGCGGGGCTGACCGCGCTCGTCGCCTCGGCAGGCCCGCCGCCGGCCGAACTGTTCGCCAACCCGAAGTTCACCGAGCCGACCCCGATCCGCGTGCGCGAGGTCGGCGGCCACCTGCACTACTCCGGCCACGTGGCCACCTGGGGCGTGTGCCACATCGGCTTCCCCGGCCAGTGCGTCACCGCGCCGCGCTCCAAGACCAACTACTCGTACTTCCACGTCGGCAGCACCGCGACCGCCGGAGGCCGCGTGGCCACCGGCAAGATCAGCCTGGGCGGCGGGCACGCCGACGTCCGCAAGGGCTTCCAGGCCGCCGTGGAGCACTACGACTCGACGTCCACCGCCGCCGCCGACGTGCGCGCAGGAGAGGACGAGCACGGCATCTGGGTGTCCGGTGTGGTCCGGCCCGGGATCGAGGCGCAGCGGCTCGCTGAGCTGTCCAGCGCGCCCCTCTCCGGCGACTGGCGGCGCATCGGCGGCGGCATGGAGATGGTGGCCGCGCTCGCCGTCAACACCCCGGGCTTCCCGGTGCCGCACCTGCGCCGGGCGGGCGGGCAGGAGCTGGCCCTCGTCGCGGCGGGCGTGCTGCAGCCGGAGGCCGCGCCGGAGCCGGTGCTGCGCCGGCCCGCGCCGGCCATCAAGGCTCGCGCAGCGGCCTTCGCCGACGCGGGCGGGCAGTTCGACCAGCTGAACCAGCGGGCCCAGCGGCTCACCGCCGCCCGCGCGTTTCTGTAGGGAGTGGGGATCATGGGCTGCCCATGCAACGGCACCAGCACCAGCGACATGTGGATCAACGTGCAGGCCAACGGCCAGCCGACCGCGCCGATGACCAAGGCCCAGGCGCAGGAGTCGCAACGGGCCAACGGCGGGTATCTGCGTCGCGCGTGAGAGCCGGTCGGGCGGGGCAGGCGCTACACAAGCTGCGCTGCGCACCCGCCCGTCACGAGGGGATGCCGGCCTTGCCGTGCTCGGTCGGCCACTCCCCGGTCACGTGGTGGTGCCGCACTGCGCAGTAGCCGCCCGGGTCGGCCATGTGGTCGCGGTTGAGCCGGATACAGCGCTGCATCGCGCCGGGGGTGCCCCACCGCACCTTGGCCGCACCCTCGCCGTGCTCCCAGTAGCGCTCCAGGACGGCCGTGGCGCCGGGGTGCAGGTTGATGGTGGCGAAGGTGCCCGTTCGGGGCTCTGCGGCCTCCACGTCGGCCGCGAACGCGCGCCACGAGGCGAGGGCTTCCGGGGGGCAGCTGTCCAGCTCATCGGCCACGGTCACAGCCTAAACGGCAGCAGCCCCGCCGGGCCAGAAGGCCAAGGGCGGGGCTGCATGTCATACAGGAGCTTACGGGTTCAGGCCCGCGTATCGCTTGGCGCATGCCGCGCACCGGATCTCGTGCTCCCGAATCCGCGCCGTGCTGGCGCCACGGAGCCGGCCGCACTTTGCCGCGCGCTTGGCCGGCTGCTCCTCGCAGCCGCATTTCGGCGAGAAGCCGGAACCGGTGACCGTCGGGAACGTACAGCGACCCTCGTGTTCGTGCTCGCATGCTGGGCAGCGCATCTTGGCCTCCTGGGCCTGGTCAGCGGTTGATGAGGTGGCGGATGCCGAGTGCGGCGGCGAGGATCAGGAACAGCAGCTGGAAGATCACGGTGGCGGGCATGTTGGCCTCCCTGGTAGGCGTTCCGTCCTGTACCCCTACAGCATACAGGGCGCTTGACGTGTGCGTCAAGCGCCCTTGAGCTGGGACTTTAGCGCGTGGTGATGGTGCAGGGCAGCTCGGTCACCGTGCGCGAGACCGGAAAGCACGAGGTCGTCGGCTGGGTGATACCCCGCGACAGTCGCACCCAGGAGGAGCTGGGCAGCGGCTGACCGAGTCGGGCGGTCACGGTCACCCGGACCGGGTGGCCGGCGTCGTAGTACAGCGTGGCCGGGCCGTACTCGCCCACCACGGGCGTGTCGTCGTTCTGCAGGGTCTCGCCGGTGACCATGTCGACCGCGCTCACGTGGACCGTGTACGGGCCGGCGTTGCGGGGGATGCTCGCCCAGACGAGCACCTTGGCTTTGCCGCCGCTGCCGGCAATGAACCGGTAGCCACCCGCCATGGCGAGCAGGGCCACGGCGACCAGGAACAGCTTGCGCATGCGCGTCCTTCCGTAGGGGGATGTACCCCCACAGCATACAGCCCCCTTGACGGAGTCGTCAAGGGGGCTACTTGCCAGGTGGCGCTAGCGGAAGAAGTGGTAGCGGTTGTCGCAGTCGCCGAGGAACGCGGCCACGGCCAGCAGCATGGAGATCACGGCGAACAAGATCACGCCGTCCGTGAGGGCGTTCATCCCCCACGGTGGGCGGCGGTACGGCCGCCGCCCACGGAGGAACACCTCAGACCCCGTACAGCTGGCCGAGGAAGCGGCTGGCGCGCGGGAGCACGTAGGCCCGGATGGACTGGCCGTCCAGGTGGGTGCCGTCCTGGTGCGGGTAGCGCAGCGCGATGCCGGTGGTGGCGATGTCGCGCCCCCCGTCGGCGCTGAAGATCCGGATCGCGTGCCCGGTCACGCCCGCCGGGACCTTGCCCAGCTTGGCCAGCTCCTCGGCCGGCACCTCAAGGTCGTTGTCGACCCGAATCCAGGCGACGGTCTTGCCGCCCAGGTTGAGCGCGTAGACCGAGATCGTGTGCCCGTGCTCCGGCACGTCCTCATCCCGGACGTACCACAGGCCGTCCTTCTTCGGCTTGGCCGCCTCGGCCTTGGCCTTGTGTGCGGCCTCGGCCTCGTCCATCGCCTCGGCGATCTCGGTGTAGTCGTTGCCGAACAGGCCCTTGAATTCGTCGTCCGTCATGACCACTCCCTTGGTCCGTGGGGGCCGTTCCCCCTGTACCCTCACAGCATACAACGCGCTTGACGGTGGTGTCAAGCCCCTCTGACCTGGGGGTCTGCCGACCCTTGCGCGTCGGCGTCAGCCGGCGTCTGGGGCTGCGTGGCCGGCGCAAGCGCCGCCGCGTACTCGTCCCAGAGCACCTGCTCAACGGGGCTTGCCGCCTGGTACGCGGCGATGTCCTGCACCTGCGCGTCGTGCTCGGCCCGCAGGGCTGCGTCGTCGTCCGTGAACTCGAATGCCATCGTGTCACCTCCTTGTAGGCTCTCCGCATACATGATACCGCACCGGGGCCATGTGGCGCGGTGGCGGCGGTTACGCGCAGCCTGGAGGGCATCGAACCCCCACGGCGAGGCGTTCCGCCGTTGCCACCATCAGGCGCCATGAGGGGCCCTCGCGGGCCCCCGGGTGGGCTACTTGCCGTACTTCTTGGCGCACACCGGGCCGATGCCGGCCGCGATGCTCTTGGGGTCGGTGAGCTTGGTGTGGCACACCCCGCACTTGCCGGTGACCTTGGCGAACTCGATCACGGCGGCGTAGGCGGCGGCCTCGTCGTGCAGGGTCTCGATGGCGGCGGCAGCCTTGCCGGCGTACTTGCCGAAGCCCAGGGCGCCGATCCACTGCTCGTTGACGATCACGTTCACCGCAGAGCCGTACTTGGCCTTCTTGACCTGCACGTGCTGGCCGTCGACCAGGTAGTGCCCGAACGGCGGGACGTACGCGGGCGGGGCGGCCGGCGCGGCGGGGATGCCCGCCTTGAGCGCCTTCAGCTCGTCGATCTTCACGCTGGCCTGGCCCTTGTTCAGGCCGGCGATCAGGAGCAGCTGCTCGGCGCGGGCGCCCGGGTTGGTCGCGTAGACCTCGCTGGCCAGCTGGATCAGCCAGTTGAACTGGCTCTCGGTGATCGGGGCGGTCGGGTCCTTGATTGTGTAGGCCATTTCGGGGCTCCCTCCCTCGTCCTGTACCCTTACAGCATACAGCCCGCTTGACGGTATTGTCAAGCGGGCCTGAGCTGGGAAAACTTAGGCGACCACGTCGAACTGGGTCACCTGGCGCACGATGCGCAGCTCC